TATCCCAGATCCATATACCTATTTTTTTGTAAACTCCACCAACCCATTTAACAGCATCCCACCACATTCCAGCCAACATTTTAATCTTATCCCAAATGAATGCTCCGGCCTCTTCAGCCCAATCAGCAATCTTACCCATCCACTTAGCAAATGTCTCTGCATCAATAATACCAAAGGTTAAACCACTAAGTACTGATGCACCTGCAGCCTTAACCTTATCCATAGTTTTAATATCAGCTTCTTTCTTGCCCAATATTTTTGCTGCATTATTCCAACCATCGACAGCATCAAATGCCATCATACCAATCGCAACAGCTTCTCCTAATCCAGGAATAAATTTTGCGGCACTTCCCAAAGCCTTTAAACCGCCTTTCACCAAACCTTTGCTTGCAACTTTTGCTAAGCCTTTTGATGCAACCTTGCCAACTGCTGTGGATGCAACCTTACCAGCTCCTTTACCTAAAAGTTTTCCTATTCCACCAGTGACTTTGCCAATACCCTTTGATATTCCACCAGTGACTTTACCAACTCCGCCTGTAACCTTACCAACTGTTTTGCCTACAAACCCAGCTTCCTTTTCGGCAGCCTTAAAAATCTTTCCTTCTTTTGTTACTTTAAAGCCTTCAGGAACCTTGCCGTCAAACATTCCCTTACTTAATTTTTGGGATAAGTTAGAACGCTCTAATCTCTTTGCTTTTCTTGCTTCGCTCCATTCGCTCTTTTCAACCAAATGCCCACGAGCTCCTCGTTGTATTGAAGCAAGTTCTCTTGCAGAAGCCTTCTCTAATGCTTTTGCTTCAGCTCTCTTTGCTCCACCTGGAAGAAGATTCTTAACTTTATCAATAGCTTTAGTTCCCAAATCTCTTAAAGGTTTTGGAATGAATGATAAAAGGCCTTCAATGACTTTAAGAAATTTTGCTTTTATAAAACTAAAGAAATCAACGAATGCAGTCTTTAAAAATTTTAAAGGATTCTTTCCAAATTTGAAAATGCCTTTTATCATTTTAGTAGCAAATTTTAAAAGCCTGCTAACCTTTGGAAACATTGATCCAATAAGACCTAATGCACCCATAAGCATTCCGCCTATTCCAGTATCACCCATATTCTTAATTCCAGCATCAATATTTTCTAACAATTTAAGTGATTTATTTTTATAGGCACCTTCACCAGTTTCATCAGTTCGTATTAAACTTTTTGCTGGTGATGAAGATTGTTTTGCTGTTGTCATTGAAGATTTCATTGAAGACAATAATGAATTTGTGTGTTCAGTATTATCATCAACGTTCATCAATGTTTCGAGAGTTTTTCTTCCTAATGCACTACCTTCATTATCGTTAGACCTTTCGGTTATTTTTGTTAAATAATCCGCGGCTTTATTAACGACCAACTTTGCTGTTACATCATTCTTGTTGTTTTTATCTTCCATACTATAACTATTTATTAAAAGAAACTAACCTAATAAATTTTAAGTTAGTTTCTTGATGTTATTTATGAGCCTTTATCTGATCTTGTTCTTCTTTGATATATTCATGCATCGTATCATAAAAGAGTTGCAATTCCATAAAATCCATTTGGTCATTTGGTTGTATGTGACCATACTTACACAAATGGAATTGCATTTTTATAAGATCATTCAAAAGTATATTTGGGAACAAAGAAGCTTGGTCGAAAGGTTACCGACACATTGGTCTGACCTCCGCACTTCTTGCATGATACAGGTGTTTCAGGATCGACACCGAAATCATAATTATTGATGTACGAAACAATATAAGCATAATCATCAGGATCTGCCTTAGAGATAAAATCATATGCTTCAATAAGTCCAGTTCTCTTTCCATCGACTTCAGATATAAGAGCTCCAATATGTAAAAGTTCAGAATCAAAAGATTGCAAACTTGATGCATTGGTCTTTTCAAATTTCTCAACTCTCATCTCATCAGAAACTCTCATCTGTCTGATCTTTACAGTTCTCTTACTTGGAAGAACTCTCTCAACATCTTCATTAAATTTTTCACTAAGATATTTGATCTTCAAAGTATCAAGTTGGAATTCATACTTATCCTTAGTTCCACAGTCTGGGCATTTGAAGTCGATTGTATAACCGCTTTCCTTGTAAGTATTTGCTCTCAACCAAAAGATAATGTACAACTTATCAGCCACAGTAATATCTTCAACCTTCAAACCAGTAACACAGCGAGAGATGACATCATTCAAAATAAAATTGATGTTATCTTCATTAAGAGTCGACAAGCTCTTAATTTCAAGAACCTTCAAAGGCCTGCCAAATAATTTTGTACCTTCTGGGTACAACCTATATTGTGATGGTAGATTATCAATAGGCCAAACATTTTCTGTTTTCTGTGTCGATGCAATAACTGACTTTATAGGATCAAGCGTAACATTCTTTTCAATCTTTTCAACTTTCATATTAACCTCTCATTCAATTTGTGTACATAGTAACCGATTCAAAACTAAAATCTAACGAATGCGAAATAGCATCAGCTCCGTCATAAGCATAGGTTGCTTCACTAGAATTTGTTAAACAGCAAGCATTAAATAGATAAGAAACATTAACCGATGCATCATCGTTCAAAATAAAAACTTCTACACTTAAGCATGCAGATTCTCTTAAAGAAAAATAATAACCATCAGCATTCATTCTCCTTTTATTACACCAAGTTATAAATCTTCCTATAGTATGGTCAGCATCTTCCATAAAATCAATCTTCAAAACTTGAGATTCAAAATCAAACATTGGATGACGTTGCACAAATGTACCAATTCTTTGAATCTCGATTTTTGTTGCTGGATGGGGGAGCGTTATTGATTTGACATGCCACGGCTTAATTGGAAATTTTTCAGTTGAATCTTCAAAGGTCTTTAAATCTGTTATGTATTTAAATAATGATGGTTGAGGAAAAATATTCTTAATTTCTACATAAAAATTAAACGGCTTTTGAATAGTCTTTTGATTCAAAAACTGATTCACTAAACCATTTGCATAATTTCCGTAAAATTCATCAGTAGCCATTCTATACCCTCTTTATTTTATTTATATAAAGAAAAATGCTTACCATATTTATATTTTAGACTCCCTGAATCAAAAATTCTAAAATATCCTCGCTCTGACATTATCTCAATTTCGGTCTTCGTTGAATCAAAACCAAGTTTTACCAATTCAGATTTCCTATGCTTGAATCGTTCTGATCTGTGTTTACCAATAACATATGAATAATTTGGCAGACCCGCTGAAACCAATTCAAAACCTAAGGTTTCATATAGATGTCCTCGACTCCACGAGCGATCAGCATATGAAATTATTTCCACTGGGTTGATTGTATTCAGAAAATGTTTAAAGAGTCTAGACGCTCCTCCAACGACATTAGAATCAAGTTTGTTTGCGAATCTGTGGAGTTCTATCTTTCCTTTCTCAAATCTTGATTGACCAAACGTCATAACTGCGACAAGTTCATCATTATACATTAAGCCATAACGATATTTTGAATTTACTCCACCGCCTTGCATGTGATTTGCATCAAGGAACTTTTTAGTTTCGTCATTTGTTATATCCTTTATGATGCATTTTCTGGCAAATATTTTATTTGATGAAATGCCGAAAATCGACTTCAGTCGTGATTCAACGATATTTCTTTTATATAGCCAATCATCTTCATAAATGTGAATCAAATGTATTCCTATTGATTCACACGCATTCGTCTTCTTTAGGTGATAATCAGATTCAACCCTTTTAGATGAATGCCATTCAAGTCCATTAAATTCTATTGCTACATTTTTAGAGGGTATGAAAATATCAAGTTCTAATGGGCTTATCACCCTTCTTGTATTTTCAATTACATCGGCACAGTAACACTTAATGAAATTAAAAATTTCCAATTGAAGAGTATTTGTTGTATGAAGTGGATTGCATGTCGTACAGAATATTTGTTTATTCGATTCTCTGTATGACAATAAGTGACGATGCACTTCGTATTCGCTACCGCAATCTTTGCACTTTAATGTTCTATGATCCATATCATATGAAATGAATTTATCTCCAGTAATCAATTCAGTTTTATCTTTTACCATGTTGAATAATGAATCTTTATAGTGATCTGATTTTGTTACATTATCAAATCCATATTTTTCTAAACAAGTTGCTTTTCGTTTATCCTGGGTTTCTTTCAAAGATAAGTGATGACACCCAAATTTATCAAAAATAGTTTTTTGTTGTTTCTTAATTATATCAACATTTCCGGCAGGTGTTGTTGAACCATAACGTTCTAAATTGGTTCTCTTTCTTTGTTCTTTAGCATCATCAGTTTTAGATCCACATTTTCTACAGCATTTTCTAAACCCATCATTTAAATTTAGAATCGTCGTCTCGTTTCCACAAACCTCGCATTTATTATTAAAACCCAACGATAAAAGATATTCTTTAGAATCATTCAAATTATGACAATCTTTAAGATGACTTTTATAAATTCTTAAACCAAATTCTTTATTACAAATTTTACATTTAAACCAATTATGCATAATATTCTCCTTCATTCAAAATTATATATAAAAGTAGGAGTTCTTTATATTAAAGAAAAAAGAATGCAGATTTTTTTTCTGCATTCTCTAAACTTATCCAGCGTCTTCTAACAACCAATAATCATAGGCGAATGTTACAGATCTTTGAATCTTTTCAGATGAGCTCATATCAAGAGCAGCATCATCAAGAGTCTTAGGCCAGGCGTTATAGAACTTGATTTGCTTACCAAGAGCTTCGCCATTTGCGCGATACATTCTTACAACGATTTCCTTTGTATAGTTTCTCTTTCTAAGAACCTGTGAAGCACCTGCTGTACCAGACTTAGGATCGACATCAAAAATCTTTTGCTGCCATTCGTTAATTGCTTTGGTAACCATCTGATCTTCGAATTCATCAAATGCAATTTGCAATGTATTCGAGAATGTTGGCTTTCCAGCAAACACCTGCTTAGTTCCCATAAAGAATGCATCAATCTGTTCAAAATCCCTACCAGGAATTGTAGCAGTCTTTGCTCTGATGATCAAGCCTTCTTGTGAAAAGTTTGTAAATCCATCGCCAGGAATCCATACTTCAAACATATAATTCTTTTGAATATCTGGAAGGTCCTTCATGCGGCCATCTATCGTGAAATTTGCTA